TTAATAATCTTTCACCAGAAGAGGTCTCATTCCCAAGAACTGCATCTGATATAACAAAATTTCTTTGTCCATCTTTAATGTATAGGAAAGGAACTCCAATTCACGTTAGGGGAGCAATTTTGTTTAATCATCTTATAAAAGAAAAAAAGTTAGACAAAAAGTATGCAAAAATTCAAAATGGAGAAAAAATTAAATTTTGTTATTTAAAAGTTCCAAACCCAATTAAAGAAAATGTTATATCATATATCCAGGAATTTCCAAAGGAGTTTGGATTGGACAAATACATAGACTATGAGTTACAATTTAATAAATCATTTTTGGATCCAATGAAAACCATTTTGGATTCTATTGGATGGAAAGTAGAAAAAACAGTAAGTTTGGAATCATTTTTTAATTAATGGAATTGCCTATCACTGAAAATGAATTGGATATTATTATCGAAAAGTTGAAAACTTCAAATCCTCAACTTTACGCTAAATTGTGGTCTTATAAAATAAATTGCTTAAAAAAGGAACAAAATAATGGATTTTCTTAAAGATATTGTAAAAGAAATTGGTGGTGAGTATACACAACTTGCCGCAGATATTGACGAAACGGAGACATATGTTGACACAGGTTCGTTTATTTTTAATGCACTGGTTTCAGGTAGTGTACTTGGCGGTGTATCTGGTAATAAGATTACTGCTATTGCTGGAGAGTCTAGTACTGGAAAAACTTTCTTCAGTCTCGCCGTTGTTAAGAATTTTTTGGATAATAATCCCGATGGTTATTGTCTCTATTTTGATACTGAAGCTGCTGTAACTAAATCTTTACTTCAAAGTAGAGGTCTTGATGTAAACAGAATTGTTGTAGTTAATGTTGTGACAATTGAAGAGTTTAGATCAAAGGCTCTTAAAGCAGTTGACCTTTATCTAAAGAAAAAAGAAGCAGAACGTAAACCTTGTATGTTTGTTCTTGATTCTCTCGGAATGCTTTCAACCGAGAAAGAAATTGATGATGCTTTGAATGAAAAGCAAGTTCGTGATATGACGAAATCACAACTTGTCAAAGGTGCATTCCGAATGCTAACCTTGAAGTTGGGTCAAGCAAAAATCCCAATGATTGTCACTAATCATACCTATGACGTAGTTGGTTCTTATGTTCCAACTAAAGAAATGAGTGGTGGTTCTGGTCTTAAGTATGCTGCGTCTACAATCATCTATCTTTCTAAAAAGAAAGAAAAAGATGGAACAGAAGTAGTTGGCAATATTATCAAAGCAACAACTCATAAATCTCGATTGAGTAAAGAGAACAAAACTGTTGAAGTTCGTTTGTTCTATGATGAACGTGGACTTGATAAGTATTACGGTCTTCTTGACCTTGCAGAAAAATATGGAATTTTTGTAAAATCTGGAGTAAGATATCAAGTTCCTGACGGTACTTCTCAATATGGAAAAACTATTATGGAAAATCCAGAAAAGTATTTTACTGGTGAAGTAATGCAAGCATTAGATGAAGCAGCACAAAAAGAATTTTCCTATGGAGGATAATGGAAAAAGTAGAAACTACTATTCTACGGAATCTTCTCTTCAATAACGATTATTGTAGAAAAGTTCTGCCTTTTATTAAAAATGAATATTTTGAAAATTTACACGAGAAAGTAGTTTTTGAAGAAATATGTAAGTTTATTATTTCTTATGAAAAACTTGCTACAAAAGAAGTCCTATTAATTGAAACTGAAAAAAGAACAGACATTACCGAGGACACTTATAAGACTATCTGCGATTATGTTTCAAATCTTCAAGACACTCCAGCAGACGGAAGATGGTTGGAGGATACTACTGAAAAGTGGTGTAGAGATAGGGCAATTTATCTTGCACTTATGGAATCAATTAAAATTGCAGATGGACAAGATGAAAAAAAATCCAGGGATGCTATACCTACAATCCTCCAACAAGCTTTAGCAGTTTCATTTGACAATCATATTGGTCACGACTATCTTAATGACTTTGAAAAAAGATATGAATTTTATCATCAAAAAGAAGATAAAATTCCATTTGATCTAGATTATTTTAATAAAATTACCAAAGGAGGATTGCCCAACAAGACTTTAAATATTGCTCTTGCTGGTACTGGTGTAGGTAAGTCTTTGTTTATGTGTCACGTAGCTGCTTCTGCTCTTTTGCAGGGGAAAAATGTTTTATATATTACCCTTGAAATGGCAGAGGAAAAAATTGCAGAAAGGATTGATGCCAATTTGCTTAATATTAAAATTACTGACATTGAAACATTACCTAAAGTAATGTTTGATACTAAAGTAAATAATATTGCTAAAAAAACTCAAGGAACTCTAATTATTAAAGAGTATCCTACTGCTTCTGCACATAGTGGTCATTTTAAGTCTCTTCTTAATGAACTTTCCTTGAAGAAATCATTTAAACCAGACATCATCTTCATTGATTATCTGAATATTTGTTCTTCAAGTAGGTATAAAAGTAATTTTTCAGTTAATTCTTATTCCTATGTAAAAGCAATTGCAGAAGAACTTCGTGGACTTGCAGTTGAAAGTAATGTTCCCATTGTAAGTGCTACTCAAACTACCAGATCTGGATATGGATCATCAGATCCAGAATTGACAGATACTTCAGAGTCCTTTGGTCTGCCTGCTACTGCTGATCTTATGTTTGCCCTTATTTCTACAGAAGAGTTGGAACAACTTGGGCAAATTATGGTTAAACAACTTAAGAATAGGTATGCAGATCCAACTATGAATAAAAGATTTGTAATTGGAATTGATCGGGCAAAAATGAGACTCTATGATGTTGAACAAAGTGCCCAAGGAGACATACTTGACTCTGGACAGGATGAACAGTATGATTATGAAGAAGACAAAAAAAGTAAATTTACTGGATTTAAATTTTAAATATGACAAAAAAAGTTGATTTTAATGAATATCAAAATTTTGTAGATGCTGTAACTTCTGATGCATCCAAAGATTTTCTTGCTCTTTCTGATCGTATGGTTGAATTGGATGAAAAGGGAGCAAACATTGAACGTCTTCTGACTGCTGGTGTTGGCATCAATGCTGAAGGTGGGGAGTTCCTTGAGATCATTAAGAAGATGATTTTCCAAGGTAAACCTTTTAATGAAGATAACCGAGAGCATTTAATTATCGAATTGGGAGATATTATGTGGTATGTTGCTCAAGCTTGTATGGCACTCAACATTTCTATTGATGATGTAGTTGCTCGCAATGTCCAAAAACTTCTAAAGCGTTACCCTGAAGGTGCTTTTGACGCTTATTTCTCTGAAAACCGTGCTTCTGATGACCGATGACTAAAGAAAAACAAGTAACTCTTAAAATGGATGTTCGTTCTGCTGCTGCAGTTCGTCAAATTCTATTTGATGCACAGAGAGGATATACGACTGATGTAAATACTGTGCCCCCTCGTATTTTTGATATCCGTGAGGTAATTACTAATCTTGATGATGCGATTGGATCTATAGTGAAAGAATAAAATAATTTAAAAC